TCCGCAGTATCCATAATTCTAATAGGCGTATCTTGCATTATAATTTTTGCTTATGGGGGCACCAAGAAAACCAACGGCGTTGCTGGTCCTGAACGGATCGGCGAAGCACAACCCCGGCCGAATGGCTGCGAGGGTTAATGAGCCGGTCATAACCGGACCGATTGGCGACGCGCCGGAGTATCTGGACGAGTACGCGCGGGGCAAGTGGGCCGAGATCACCAGCGACCCTGATTATTCTATGGTTTTGAACTCGGGCCACCGAGAGGCGCTGGACCACTATTGCCTCCTGTACAGCCGGTATCGGCAGGATATCGAAGGCACGCGCCAGATGACAGCCTCCGAGCGGCAGACATATCACAGCCTTGCGATGCAGCTTGGACGGACGCCGGCCGCGCAGAGCAAGGTGCAGACTCCGCCGAAGCCGAAACCGAAGACGGTATGGGAAGAGATCGGCTAGCCAGCCGACGCAAGAAGCCAGCGACGTATGCGAACAGGGCGGAAAACTACGCGCGCAACGTAGTAGCTGGCAACGTCGTGGCCTGCAAGTGGGTCAAAGCTGCCTGCCAGCGGCACCTGGACGACCTGAAGCGTAAGGACATCTCGTTCGACGATGCGGCGGCAAATCGGGTGTGCCGGTTTGCCGAGGCCATGCCGCACACGAAAGGCGAGTGGGCTCGCCGCGGCGAAAAGATCAGGCTCGAAGATTGGCAGGTGTTCGTCTTGGCCTGCGTGTTCGGCTGGAAGCGTCCGGATGGACTGCGCCGGTTCCGGACGATGTACCTGGAGGTGTCCAGAAAGAACGCCAAGTCCACCCTGTTGGCCGTGATCGCGCTGTACCTGCTGGCCTGCGACGGCGAGAGCGGCGCGGAAGTTTACAGCGCAGCCACGACGCGAGATCAGGCGAAAATCGTTTTTTCCGCGGCGAAGTCCATGGCGTCGAAGGAACCGGAATTCCGGAATCACTTCGGGATTGCCTGCTGGAAGGATTCAGTAACGGTCGAGGCCTCGGACTCGTTTTTGAAGGCCCTCTCAGCCGAGGCAAACACGCTGGACGGGCTGAGCCCGCACGGCGCGATCGTGGACGAACTGCACGCACATCGTACTCGCGAAGTGTGGGACGTTCTCGAAACCGGAACGGGCGCGCGCTCGCAGCCGATACTGGCGGCGATCACGACGGCGGGCTCCAACCGCTCCGGAATCTGCTACGAAATCAGGGGTTATTTGACCAGGATTCTGAACACCACACTCCACGCCCACGAAGGAATGGGGTACAAGGTCGAAGGCGATTCAGCGGTGGACGATACGTTCTTCGGAATGATCTACACGCTGGACGATACGGACGACTGGCAGGACGAGACGTGCTGGATCAAGAGTAATCCAAACCTTGGAGTTTCGGTCTATCTGGACGATTTGCGGCGGCAGGCGCACAAAGCCGCGCACGTTGCTAGCGCGCAGCCGAACTACCTCACAAAACGCCATAACATTTGGGTCAACGCGGACTCGGCCTGGATGGACATGCTGGCATGGGACCGCGCATCGGCCGATATCGACTTTGAGGATTATCAGGACTGGTCGTGGACGTTCGGGCTCGACTTAGCCAGCAAGAAGGACGTTGCCTCGCTTGCGATGATCGCCCAGCGCGGGAAAGAGCTTAGGCTGTTCACGCGGCACTGGTTGCCTGAGGACGCAATCGAAGATTCGACCGTCGCGCAGTATCGGGGCTGGGAATCGACCGGCTACATTTCATCGACGCCGGGGAACGTGATTGACCATGACGCGATCATCGCGGACATCGAGGAACTCGCCGGCAAACTCCACCCGCGTGCGATTGCCTACGACCCCGGGTTCGACACAATGATCCCGCAAAACTTGAACAATCGTGGGTACCCCATGGTTGAGGTCCGGCCGACTGTGATGAATTTTTCGGAGCCAATGAAGCAGCTTGAGGCCGACGTACTATGCGGCAGCCTGAAGCACGACGGGAACCCTGTCATGACATGGATGATCTCGAACGTGGTGTGCCATCGCGACGCGAAGGATAACATCTACCCGCGAAAGCAGTCCGATGAGAACAAGATCGACGGCGTAATCGCCGCCATCCTGGCGCGCGGTCAAAGCATGGCCGCCGACACGTCGAGCCTCACGTACCTTACCTAACGATGATCCTGAACGCCCTCCAAACACTGCGCCGTAAGGCGGCTCATGCCCTACTCGGGCATGACTTCGCTTTCCGCAATGGCCAGTTTGAGCGGCTATGGGGCGTGAGTGATTATGAGGTAATATCGGTTACGCCGCTATCTTCCCTCAAGACAAGCTCGGTCTGGTCCTGCGTGCGGCTGATCGCTGGCGTTGCGGCGTCGCTTCCGATCGATGTGTATGAGCGGGTGGGCGACCGCAGGGAAAAGCGTCAGCGGCATCCGGTTGAGACTCTGTTGGACAGCCAGCCGAATCCGGAAATGTCGGCGAACGCGTTCCGGTTTGCCTCGTGGGCGCATTTCCTGCTGTGGGGCAACTCCTACGCGAGGAAGGTCTACAGCGGCAGCCGCCTAATCGCTCTGTGGCTGCTGGACCCTCGGTATATGACCGTGCGGCGTGAGCCGTCTGGCATGCGCGAACTGGTCTACGTCTACGACGATCCGGAAACACAGACCAGAACGACATACCGGCAGGCGGACATCCTGCACATCCCGAATTTCTCGCTGGACGGCATCAACGGTATGTCCGTGATCGAGCAGGCGCAGGCCGGAGTAGCGCTGAATCAGATAGCGAACAGGAACGCGGCGCGGGCAATGTCCAACGCCGCGAAGCCGTCTTTGAATCTTGAGGTGCCCCACGCGCTACAGGAGAAGACCAGGGCGGAGATGAAAGAGCGCCTGCGCCGTGAGTCAAGCGGGAGCGCGTCCGGCGAGCCGCTTATCACGGAAAACGGTTCAAAACTGCACGTTCTGAACATGCCTTACAAGGACGCGCTGTACCTGGAGACGATTCAGGCTACTGATGAGCAGGTGGCCATGATGTTCGGCGTTCCGCCCGCCATGATCGGGATTTTGTCGAAGACGACCTCATGGGGCACCGGCGTAAGCGAGCTAAAACAGGGGTTCCTGGACTTCACGCTCGCGCCGTTGCTCAAGGCATACGAGGGCTCCTATGATCGCGCGCTGCTCTCGGACCGCGAGCCCGAGCACTACATCAAACACAACACCGGCGCGTATCTGCGCATGGACCTTTTGCGCACTATGCAAGCGTTCGAGGTGGCCATCCGTAGCCGGATCTATTCGCCGAACGAGGCGCGGGCGTTCCTCGACATGAACGGGTACGAGGGCGGGGACGAGTATTTCGCTCAGATGCAGGACATACCGATTTCGGCGGCGCTGCAGAACACGGCGGGGACGGAACAGCAGGGCGGCGGGGGACAGTGATGGACAGAAAACTCAGCGTAAAGATCAAGGGCTACGACGGGCAGGGGCGCGTCGAGGGCTATGTCTCGGTCTACGGGAACAAGGACCTCAACGGCGACATCGTCGAGCCCGGCGCGTTCTCGAAGACGATCCAGGAAACGGGCGGGGAAGTCGTAATGCTGGCGCATCACGACCGGACTCGACCGATCGGCATCGCGCGCGTGGACGACCGGCCGAAGGGCCTGTTCCTGACCGGACAAATCGAAGTGGACCTGCCGGACGGTGAACTCGCGCACCGGCAGGCGTCGAAGGGTCTGCTTCGCGGATTGTCGATTGGGTACCGGACCGTCAAGGAAAGCTGGGACGAAGCGCAGAAAGCGTTTCGGCTGCACGAAATCAAGCTGTTTGAGGCATCGCTGGTGGCCATTCCGGCCAACCCTCTGACACTGATCGAGTCCGTGAAGGGCGAGTACGAACTACTCGCCAGGGCGACTGAGGAAATCAAAGCTGGCCGCACGCTGAGCGCGGCCACGCGCAAGCGGCTTGAGGCCGCCATCGAAGAGATTCAGGCACTTCTGAGCGAGGCTGACGCCTCGGCCGAAGAAGCCGCCGCAGGCGACGGGAAGCACGCCGCCACCGCTGACGAGCCGCTACTGCACTCGTTGCGCGGGCTCGCTCACATTCTTCGCCCAGCCTAGCGCTGCGGGCGACACCGGGGAATTTAACAGCCGCTGCGAGCGGCAGGGGAGACGTGTATGTCTGCTGAAATTCAGCGCACTATCGAGGAGCTTGGCCGCTCCTGGGAGCAGTTCAAAGCCAACAACGAGGACCAGATCAAAGCGGTTAGCAAGGGAGTTTCTGCCTCGGTTTACGAGGAAAAGGCCGCCAAGCTCAACGACCGCATCAGCGAGCTGCAAACGCTGCTCGACCAGCAACAGAAGAACTTCGATGAGGCCATCGCAAAGTTTTCTCGCCCTGGGGCCGGCGAGGAGAAGGGCGGCCGCAGCGAACACGAAAAGGCGTTCTTGGGCTGGATGCGCAAGGGCGAGGGCAAGCTGAGCGCCGACGAAGTCAAGGCGATGAGCGTCAGCAGCGATCCGGACGGCGGCTACCTCGTGCCGGTGGACATGTCCGGCCGCATCATCGCGAAGCTGTATGAAACCTCGCCGATTCGCGCGATTGCGTCGGTTGATTCGACCTCCTCGGATGCCGTCGAGGGCCTGGTCGACAACGACGAGGTGACGACTGGATGGGTGGGCGAAACCGCCACGCGCAGCGAAACGGACACCGCGGAACTCGGCAAGTGGCGCATCGAGGTCCACGAGCAGTACGCCGAGCCGCGCATCACGCAGAAGCTGCTGGACGACTCGGCCATCGATGTTGGTTCGTGGCTCGAACGCAAGATCGTGGACAAGCTGACGCGGACGGAAAACGCTGCGTTCGTCACCGGCAACGGCATCGGCAAGCCGCGCGGGTTCGCGGGTGGCTACTCGACCGCCGCCACCGGCGACGGCTCGCGGGCCTGGGG